AATTCAGCTACACCGATTTTATCTACCGATTCGATAATGGCAGCTACATTGAACTATTCGGCCTTGAAGATGAGGGCAAGGCAAGAGGGCCCGGCAGGGATATTCTATTCATCAATGAAGCCAACCTAATCCGTAAGGCGTTATTTTACCAATTGGCAATGAGGACAACGGGTAAGATATTCCTGGACTGGAATCCCGCTGACTTCGTATCATGGGTATATGAAGTATCAGACAACCCGATTAACAAACGCATACATTCTACGTACCTTAATAACCTCGGCAACCTTTCGCAGATTCAAATTGATATAATTGAGGGATATAAAAACCTACCGGATGACTTCATGTGGAAGGTTTACGGACTTGGTGAACGTGGCGCAGCGAAAGAGATTATTTATACTCAATGGCAGATAACAGATGAGTTACCCGAAGGGGGCGATGTGTTCTATGGATTAGACTTTGGATATGTGCATCCTTTGGCATTGGTAAAGGTATGCCATTACAATGGGGCCAATTATGTAAAGCAATTACTTTACAAATCGGGATTAACACCATCTGAAATAAGCAGGGAAATAAAGGACCATATATCAGACCGCAAGCCAGTGTACTGCGATGCAGCCGAGCCGAAAAGCATTGAGGAATTATACAGGGGCGGTATCAATGCACAACCTGCGAACAAAGAAGTATGGGCAGGGATACTTAAGGTCAAATCATATCCGCTATTTGTGCATAAGGATAGTAAGGACATTATTCGGGAACTGCAATCGTACAAATGGAGAAAGGATAAAAACGATAATGTAATTGATGAACCTGTGAAAGAATCAGATGATGCGCTTGATGCAATGCGCTATGCTATATTCACCCACCTACATAAGCCGGCCTTTAAGGTGGCGGTATGGTAAGGTATTTCGGTGTAATTTTGTATAAATCATAATATATGGGTTTATTCGATTTTCTCAATCGCAAGGCGGCACCTGTTAAGATGCCCGTGCAAATGTCGGTGGAGCGTGGACTGCTAACATGGGATGGGCAGAATCAAGGCGAGATTGTAAACGATAGTTATATTGGCAATGATTTAGTTTATGCCATCATTACGCTGATAACTCAAAAGGCAAAGGTTGCGCCGTGGTTTGTATATCGTGTAAAGAACAAAGCAGCACAAAAGCGTTACATGGCAAAGATGCAAAGGCCGGATGCTATTACTGACTATGCAGAATTGAAAGAACTAAAAGAGCAAGCATTTGAAATATACGAAGGTGATACCAGGCTGAATGAATTACTGAAATACCCGAACTCAGAAGATACATGGAGCGATATTATAGAGCAATGGGTAGGATTCAAGAAGATTACCGGAAACGCATTCATGTACGCAAAGCAGGTTGGGGATGAATCAATAAACAGGGGCAAGCCGTTAGAGCTATATATGCTGCCGGCGCAGTACATGGCAATTAAGGTAGATATTAACCAATTCCCACCAAAAAGAGTTGCTTATCAGTTGTACTATGGGCAGTATATCCCATTCACTACATTAGAGATTCTGCATGATAAATACTTTAATCCTGCATGGACTGCGACAGGTGGTCAGTTATACGGATTATCACCGCTTAGGGCTGCATCTAAGGTACTGACACGTTCCAATGCAAGTAAGGAAGCATCTGTAGCGATGTTTGATAACATGGGGCCGCTCGGAGTATTGTATATGGATGACCAGAGATTCGACCCGTTATCCGGCAGCGAGCAGGCGCAGGCACTCAAGATGCAAATATCAGCCAACACAGGGGCCGCAAAGCACGGCAGCGCAGCCGTATCCGGTTACAAAGTAGGATGGGCGCAGATTGGGTTACCTGCAAAGGATTTACAACTGATTGAAGCGGAGAAATGGGATAAAGAAGCATTGTGTTCAATCTATGGTGTACCTCCAGTGTTACTAGGCAATACGGATGCTGCCACGTATAACAACATGAAGGAAGCAGAGAAATCTTTAACCATTCGGGCGGTATTACCGGAACTAATATCTATTCGTGATAACATCAACCGAAAGATGCAGACCGATTGGGGTTATAAGGGAACGGATATATTCGTTGACTTTGATATGACCGTATATCAGGAACTTGAAGCTAACAGGTCAGAGCAAACAACTTGGCTAAATACTGCGTGGTGGTTAACACCGGAACAGAAACTAAAGATACAAGGACTGGCACCCGATCCGAATGTACCGATTGAAGATTATCAAAAGTTGTACATTCCGCAAAGCTTGACACCCGTTGATGATTTCACTAACCTGCCTTTGAATGTACCGCCAACTCTATAACGCATATCGCAAAAGATACAGGGTACTTATCAAGCGTGAACTTGACCGCCAATGTATGGCATTACTCAAAGGTGAACAACCGGATGAGGAAAATCTAAAGCAGCATATTCGCAAACTGCATAACGATGCAGGTATTACAATGGCGAAGTACAACTATGACAAAATACGCAAGTCGGCAGGTATCAAGGATTCCATGACACCTGAACAAAGATGGGCGGCAGTTATAAAACTATTTCTCGAACAAGGGTTAACGCAATTAGTAAACGGCATTACATCTACCACAAAAGAAACTATCCGCAAAGTATTGATACAGGGTATGCAAGAGGGATGGAGTATATTCCAAATGATGAAGGAGATAGAGAAAGCCGGCATCAATATCTACCGTGCTGAACTTATTGCACGTACTGAAACTACAAGGGCCGCCAATCAAGGTGCAATGCTTGGGGCAGTATCAACTGGGTTACTTACCGTTAAAGAATGGATTTCAATAACAGATGACCGCACACGTAGAATACCCCGAAATGATTATGACCATTTACACATGGATGGAAAGACTACACCAATAGACCAACCATTCACGGTTCCCGGAATGAGAACTATCGATATTATGGAATTCCCGGGCGACCCAAATGGCAGCGCAGGTAATGTATGTAATTGTAGGTGTACCGTAGGATTTGAAGTAGTAAGAGATAGCACTGGAAAACCTGTTGATATACAAGGTGGGTTGCGTGGGCCGGCAGGCACTATGTTAAACCTATGGAATAACACCTTATTTTTGCAATTACAAACTTTGATAAATGAAGCATTACCAGGTTAAAGATATAAGCAACGGCATAGAGGATATGGATGTGCGTTCACGTAACGTGAAAACCGTATGGGCTATGTGTGGCAATGTGGACTTGGATAACGATGTGATTGTACCGGAAGCGTTTACTAAGACTATACAGGAACGTGGGCCGCTCGGAAAGAATCTGATATGGTCATTAGTTGACCATAAAAGTTCAATGAAGTATGCACTTGGTAAGCCGAAAGAATTATACGTAGAAGGTAATGCACTCATAGCCATTACCGAAATTATAGAAACGGAAATAGGTGAAGATATGCTGAAATTATATGAGGCTAATCTAATCAATCAGCACTCAATCGGATTCAGCACTATCAAATCCGAAATGAACAATGAAACAGGCATACGTACAATCAAAGAGTTGATGCTCTATGAAGGTAGTGCCGTACTATGGGCAGCCAACCCCGAAACGCCTACGTTGGCTATGTACAAAGGCATGGAGCAAGCAGAGGTACAGGAAACGCTTAACGGTAGATTAGAAAAGCTACTTAAGGCGTTTAAGCATGGCACATTTACAGATGAAACTTTCTCCCTGTTGGAGATAGAAATAAAACAAATACAGAAAGCAATTTCAGACATTACCACTCAACCCGCAGCGAAAGCAGTCGAGCCGGACACGAATGCAATAGTATTTGAAGCACTCAAACAATTTAATCACTCGTTAAAATCATTAAAATGACAAACGAACAAATCGCTGCGGAGGTAAAATCCATTGGAGATAACCTTACGCAAGTGTTGGCAAATTCTGCCAATGCAAAAACTGATGCAGCCGAGGCTAAGTCAGTAGTTACCGAACTCAAAAACAAATTAGATTCAGTAGTTACACCTGCTGACCTTAATGAGTTCAAATCAGTAATGCAAAATCAATTTGATGCCCTTACCACTAAGGTAAAAGCCGGCAATCCTGATTCTGCAAAGAGTTTCAATCAAGTGTTGGATGAGAAATTAGCGGGCCGCAACATCGAAGCAGAAATCAAAAAGAATGGTCGCATTCTGATTGAGATGCCAGAGGTAAAAACAATGACTTTAGCTTCTAACCTTTCCGGTGATCCCGTTGCTACTTACAATCAGCGCCAAGCTATTGTTCCTTCGCAGTTAGTTAATTTCCGTGATTATGTGCCAACCGTACAAAGTCCTACCGGACTTTATGTAACCTATCGTGAAGCTACTGGAAACAATAACAACATTGCCGCACAACTGGAAGGTTCATTGAAACAGGAGAATAACTATTCTCTTACCGAGGTGAAAACGGTTAACAGCTTCATTGCAGGTTTTAGCAAATTCTCTCGCCAAATGCTTGCAAATCTGCCTTTCATGACCCAAACGCTTCCCCGTTTGTTAACTCGTGATTTCTTCAAATCGGAGAATGCTTCTTTCTTCTCTACCGTTTCCGGTGCTGCAACAGGTACTACTACCAACTCTGCAACCACTAATATCGGTGATATTGCGCAGTTGATTGGTAACCATCGAGGTCAAGATTTTAGCACTTCAGTAATCTTCGTGAGCAACCCTCAGTGGAGTACCCTGTTGAACGAATCTTTAACTTCTGGTTACTACATGGGAGCAGGTGCATTGACTATCGGGGCTAATGGTACTTTGTATCTTGCAGGTGTGCCTATCATAGGTGTGAACTGGATTCCTACCAACAGAGCATTGTTACTTGATGCTAATTTCATTGAGCGTATAGAAGTGAACGGATTGAATATCGAGTTAAGCTACGAAGATCAAAACAACTTCGTAACTAACATGGTAACTGCCCGTATCGAATGTTATGAGGCCATCAACTTGATGTTGCCTACTTCAGCAATCTATGCTACTATCTAAACTTAATGGGGAGGGGTTAAAATCCTTCCCCATTATTTTTTTCCCATGAAACATATTTCAAAGCGTGAGCGAAAACACCCCACCAAAAAAACTACGCATTTTGTGGCACGTACAGAGTTACTTGCCAATGGCAAAATCTGGATCAGAATGGAACGCCCACGACATCAACAAATGGATGATGAGCAGAGGACACATCGTAAAGGTGATGACCTCGAAACAAAGTAAAGAGAACTATGAATACGAAGGAATACACGTATTTAA